ATATAAGAACCTAACCCATCAGTATGGTAATCAATAATTTCTAACTTCTCTTCATCAGATAGGTACTTCTCAATGTCCCATACATGTTCTTCCTTATAACCAAAATCCGCTCTGCTGTTAATTCTACTTGTTGGACTATTCTTAACAAATAGTTTTGAAACACTATACTCATTCATAAGCATGTCTTTCATAACATTCACCTCTTTCATTGTCTCTATTATACGATAAAACAAAAAAGAAGTCAACTATTATATGACTTCTTCTTCAGTTTCTTCACTTAAATTGAACCTTTCCTTATAAGATTTGTAAATCTTCTCCAAGTTATCAGACACAAAATAAGCTCCAATAACATCCTGATCAGGATTAGAAATCAATGGAAATACAAACCTAGCATAAGGACTATCCTTAACTGATAGAGCAATTGTCTTTCTATCTTGAGTAAAATCAACAGTACTAATCAACTGCTTAATATTAGTAATTTCTGATTCCACAAAACCCTTAACGATATCAATTCGTGGTTGTAAATGTGGTAATCGATTTGCAACATCATCTATAGTACCAGCTAGAATCATCCTTAAGATACCTCTATCAGAACTTGCCATGTCAGACATCTTTGCTAAAGCTAAATACTCCTCAGTCTTAATCTTAACACGATTGAAACTAGAATCAACCAAAACCAAGCCCTCAAAATTCGTTCTATTATTAATAATAGATAAAGCATCATCAAGAGAAGTAAACTCAAATCTCTCAGCAACCTTAATATCCTTAAATGGATTAAAAGATATAGGATCAAGCTCCATATTCAACTTGTTAACTCTCATACCAATAAGAGTAAGCTCATCAGAGTCATAATCAACTACTATCTTATTGTCTGGTGAAGTCATCTCAAATGAATAAGTTATCCCCTTATCTAAAGAATCAAAATCAACATCATACTTCTTAATAATAGCATCAAACATATCACCAAATGAATTATAACCTACACTAGGAATCTGAATATTGGCTTTATGAGCATCAATAGTACCAGAACTAGATACAACCCACTTATCTTTATAGAACCACAATCTCATAAGAGATCCATCTCTCTTCTCTTGGAAACTATAATTATCCCAATTGAAATTCTCTAGAACCATAACACCTTGAGGTTCAGTATAGTTAAAGAACTTATCAAAAGAATGTGCTAACATCTTAGTCACACGTCTACCAGCTACTTCAGAAACCTCAACTATTAAACCTCTCGCTTCTTGGGAAATCTTCTGATACATATCAGACTCTAACATATTATACTTGAATAAATAAACATTAGGAAAATCCTCATCTTCCTTAATAATTAGATTATAAGGATCAGAAGCTAATAGAACCTTCCAATCCTCATGCTCCTCAATGAACATCATAAGTTCATTCTTAATAACAAACTCTTTCATAAAAACCACCTCAACTATTTGAAATTCTATCTTTCAAATCTTCAAAAATATCATCACCAATTAAATCTTGCAATTGTCTATTCATAGCAGAATTGTAATTCATAACTTGCTGTAACATCTTATTACAATAGTAAGGTGTTAACCTACCACAAATCTTTAATACCTGATCCTCTCTGAATCGAAATTGCATATTACAGTTTAAAAACGAATCATGTTCCAAAAACGGTAAAGAACGTTTAAGTAAATTAATTTGATAACAGCCAGATCTAGTACAAACCTTAATAGCTGTAAAATTAGTAGAAACAGGATTATCATAACACTCATGATAACAAATCGTGAATAAACCAAAAGATATCTCACCATCAAAATTCATATACTTTGCCAAAACCACATCACCGACATTAACTCTCATAGCACACCTCCAATCTTTACTACGTTAATTCAAAACCTAAACCCTTTCAAAAGTTCCACCACACTGTGGATGCTTATAAAACTCTGGATGCTTCGTGAATTGTGTCTCCCTACTTCTACGAATCTCATAACCACAATTCTTACATCTACAAACTATATTATATTCTCTTTGATTCCTAGCTCGTTGTTCATAATAATCTTTTCTCAACTCATACTCATTCTCAATGGTTCTCACCCTAGTAATATTCAACCCAGTTCTACTCTTAAGCAAATTGGCTCTCCATAACCATTGACCTCTATGACCACGTGAATCTCTAAAACAATGTAGAAGCTCATGAACCATTGTAGTAACTGCTTCCTTCTCTGGTAAAGATAACATATAACCAGAAAGCTCAACCTTAACAGTATTACCATCTAAATGCTTACAACAACCTCTCCTAGAATTACATCTCCTATTAACAACAACTGAATCAATATTATACATTGCCTTCTTCAAGCTAGAAGTATCATTATACTTCAACAGCTCTTCCTTATAATCATCTAAAACTCTCCAAGCTTCATCATAAATCTTATAAAGCTCTTTATCTATCTTTGTCATTTAAATCCTCCCATTCATGTAACAGAGGATGTTTGCTATTTGCCACAGTCTTAATCTTTTCCTTGCCACACTTCTCACATTTATATTTGATATCATCCCAAAACCCTAAATCTGAAAAGTAAATATAATCATCACAATGATTGGAAGTTCTCTTCTGAACAGCTCTCCATTGATGTCTACAAAACAACTTCTTAATCCAACTCATCAGAGCCACCTACCTCTCTTAAGATATCACTAACACTTAAACCTACAAATCTATCAGAGTTCGCTAAATACTGTACAACCTCTAATAACTCCTTATCAGAGAATTTCTTATCTTCAGTAGACTCCTTAAGAACTCCAGAAAGCATATAACCTTCAAGCTCTTGCTCTGAAACATACTTAGGACCACCCTTAATATAATCAGCAAACTCATACTTAATATTAACGATTTTAGTTACCTTATCTCCTAAAGAAGTATGTAAAATAAATTCATCACCAACATTATACTTCATCTTCATCCACCTCCATTTCTTCCATACATGCTTCACAATAATTACCATCACAAGTGGCTTCTAAATACTTCGAGAAAGCCCACTCACCACAACCATCACACTCAACGGCTTCATCATAGGCGCCAGCACATTGTGGACATCCTGTGAAATGTTCTATAAAAGAACCACCCTCAAATGCTCCACCAGGAGTTCTATCCTCTGAATAATGCTTTGGCTCTTCAAATACATAACCACAATCATAACACTTAAACATTAGACAACCTCCTTCAATAAAGCAACATAAGTAAGAATAGTCTTCATATCAGTATCAGAGAATTCTAATCCATAGTTATTAGCATAACTCAATAAACTATTAAGAGTATAAGGTGCATCCTCTTGATAGAACTTAACTCTACCCTTATGTTCCTCAAAACACTTACTACATAAAGCATTGCTTCCTAACTCAGGACATAAATATAAGAAACCATCTGAATCCTCATTACACAAATCACAAACAGCTAAACCACCCCAATTAAAACACTCTTCAGTAGTAACCTTGATAGCTAACTCCTTATGACCATCAGAACCATCATAAATGAACACTCTATCCATTAATCACACCTCACAGTCTTCTTATTAATGATACACTTAACTTCATCCAAATTAGGATAAACTGTCTTACAATAATTAGATACAATTGCCTTCACAGAACTCTCTGCTACTTTGATAGAACTAGCTTCAATCTTATAAGAAAATTGCTTTGCTCTATTCCCTCTTCTCAACAACCCTCTGACATTATACTTTCTCATCTTCATAACTACACTCCCATCCTTTTCTTATAACCTGCACTATTGATTAATCCAGGCACATTATCCATTAAAAGAAACTCTAACGGATCACACTTAAATGCTATAAACTCTACAGAGTTAAACATCTCTCTTGCCTGCTTAATGGTTAAAGCATAAGTCTCCATCAAATGTGTTAACACACAAGAATTAGTATGATGTCCAACTTCATGTTCACGAAAACGGTCCTTACCAATAGTTCTAGTTAATGAATAACAACTACCAATATAAAACACCTCATCATCTTTCAGAAACACATAAACACCATTGAAGTTTGCCTTCTTCCTATCATCAGGATTACCAACACAACCACTCACACAAGTTAATCCAGAAATGAAATCCTTCTTCATCTCCAAAAACTCATCTCGAGTTAATCTCTTAACAGTATTCACTAAAATCACCTCCTAGAATGATTTGTCTTTAAGCTCATTCTTAATTGCTTCTAAAATCTTTCTAACTGAAGCAGCTCCCAATTGTTTATTCATACCATTTTCAGTTAGAGGTATAAATGAATAAGTCTTACCAACATAATCCATAACTAAGTCATTACTTACAACAACTGTAATATGGTCCTTGTAATAATCACTATTGATATGACTAACAACAATATTAACTGCTCCCATCTTTAAAGCTAAATCTCTCAATTCCATAAATTCCACCTATAATACATGACACCATGTATCCCTTTCACTATAACCATTATACGATAAACAAAATAAAAAAGCAACTCTTTTACATCAAAAAGTTGCTTTTCTTTTCCTAAACAAATAATTCACTAACCAATTTGTCTACATTATAGTAAAGGTTTTTCTTATTATCATCCAAAGCTCTACATAGACAACAGATCCTCAATCCATTATCATGAATGACTACCTTCTTCTCGATTGGATACTCCAAGAAAGTCTTACCCTTGGATCTATACTTAGTTCCATACATCTTACCATCACGTGTGATATAGAACCCTCTGTCAGCCAGTTCTGGCACACTGTCAAGCGATTTAATATCATCACCCATAGAACTAACCCATTGACTAATATAATCCGCAATTTCAAGCTGTTTACGAGCAAAACAAAGCTCACAAACTACTTCCTTATTATATAAGCGACTATTTCCTTTAATACCAACACCACATAAAGAACACTTATTCTTCAAGCTATTGGCACGTAATACTCTATTCTTCGCTTTAGAAGCTTCTTCTAAATCTAAAATCTCCATTATATCTTCTTCAGAAGGATTCTCTGCAGTAGTTACATAAACCCTTAAGAATAAACCATTCTCATTCTTATACATAGAAGTATAATCACTAGAAAGTAAATTCTTCATAGTAGTATTGCCCTTAATAGGGAAATCAACACAGTAACCAGCTTTCTTCAACTTTGATAAACTTCGAATAACCTTCCTAAATACAAAATTAGTAATATTGATATCAATAAACTCTACCATACTAAATCACCTCAATTAATATTATGTACTAGAATACTCACAATATACATAATTGTTCACAATAATACCATACAATCATTAAAAAGTCAACTTATATAAAATATATGTGAAAGTATTACATATATTAATACGAAAAAAGAATGACTCAAAAGCCATTCTTAACTAAAACTATTTAGTATCTTCAGAAGATCCATTCATTAAATCTTTTACCTTAGTAGCAATCTTCTCTATCTTATCAGAACTTGTTCCTCCAACATCATAAATACCAGAAGCAGAAGTTCCAATAAACATTGCTGATAAAGCATACAACACTATATCCATAGGTGTAAAATTAGAAGTATGAATATTAAATAAAGTAATTAAAACAAATGAAACTAACCAAGATAAATATTGAGTAGGAATCTTCTTAATCAAAGGTGCATTCTTAACAAATTGTGTAGTAGCTAATACAATACCAGTTAACTTAACAAAATCCCCTAACATTTCCCAAGTAATAAATTCATTCATAAATTCTCCCTCCTAAGACTTAAGATCTTCATGATCCTTAATAGAATCCCAAATATTATTTGGAATCATAACATCATGAGCTTTCGCCCACTTGCTAAACTCACTTGTCATATACCAATCGCCTTGTAACTTAACAAAGTAAGTTTCTGCTAACCTTAAAATAGTATCTATATTGTCATTGTCCTCTCTCATCAAGATAAGCAATTGAATTCTTAAAGTATCCTTTCTAGTATCTTCTACAATACCAATTATCTTGTCAACACGATCATTAAAAGAAGTAATTCTATCCTTGGAAGCTTCATCAACTTGATGAATAGAATCTCTAATATCTCCAAGAGCATTAGTTATCTTCTCCCTTGCTTGATTCTCATAATCAACCAACTCTCTATGCGAATAAAAAGCTTGTTTATCCACATACCAAGAAATCATTAAAAGAATCAAACCAAGAACAGCATAAACAATATAGGTAATATCAGCAGGTGTCTTAAATATAGTAACAGTAAGAGTTGCTAGAACTCCTACAGCGGCGATTACTGCGGCAATCTTCTTCCAAATTGAAGAAACATCATTCCAAGGTGTTTTAGTACCATTCATATGCGCAACTCCATTTTATCTGTTAAAATTACCGTGTACCCATAATACACTTATATCTAAAATAATATATAAAGTAATTGAATATTAACTACATATTATCTATAACTGAATCAGTTGTTGTATTAGTATCTTCAGGAATAGGTAAATCTTCTAAGTCTTCCTCTTCAGTGATTTCCATTAAAACCCCGGACACTATAAGGTAATTTTCTGGTGCTTTTAGATATGTTTCATAACTGATACCATTCATATTAACTTGGAATCCGTCACCATCTGGAACATACCCTTGTTCTTCTTCCTTAATAATTTCATATTTATCAGTAGATACCCATATCTCCTTTTCAGAATCGAAAATCCTTTCAATCTTTGTCCAATAAATAGTTTCCATAATACCTCCTATGTATTATCTGCTAAATACCAACCTTGCCATATTAGATTATTACCGACAGTTGGTGAAATATTTCCAGTAGTACCGTAAGACGGTGCTTTTATCTTCGCATCATCTCCACCGCTAGTTTGGTTGGTTCTTAAACATATATTTGCTGTATACGATCTATGACTAGGAGTAGTATCTACTACCAGTGACATAAATGATGGTGAAGCAAAATATACTGTTTGTACTCCAGATGCTGTTATTGTAGATCTCCTGTATTTATAACTTGGTCTCCAAGCAGCTGTGAAATTATTGAATAATGGATCTGCTAATGTTGTACTATTTACTTTCATAGCTGCAGCAAAATTAACCATTCCTGTTCTCGATCTGATAACATGACATTGGTATCCATCTCTTTTAACATATCCACTAACAATCATTCCTGTGATATCTACACGACTAATGTTGTTATCTCTTAAATTACCAAAAACAGTATTTTCAGCTGAAGGTACTTGAACAGATGCATCTCTATTCCATAAACCTTTTCCAGTTTCTGTATCTAATCCTATAGCTCCCTCTTCAACTCCTATATAGAAGTTAGAACCTGTAATTCTGGTTGTACCTGAAGGAACACCACCTAGATAAAACTCATTCCCACCTAATCTTATATAGCATCTTTCTTTTGCTTGAGTGTTAGATGAAGCAGGTGATAGGTATCTAATCTTTGGATATAAAGTTAAATTTAAGTAAGGCATGAATCTATTAGGAACACTTATACTCGGATATGTGTTTGCTGTAACTGGTTTTAAATCATATTGAACTATACACTCAGCTGACCATAGATTTTTATAAAAGGTTAAACTCGAGTCATCTGTGTATGCTTCTGAGTTTAAAGGTACCGTATATTTAAACCAAGCTTTACCAGTTAATAGGTCAACTGCATTTTTATTATAAAATGTACCTTCTGGAAGATAAATTGGTTTAGCATCCTCAGTTGTAATCTTACCATATTTAGAACCTATATAGAAGAAATTCTCTATATGTGTCTCGAGCTCAGATCTAGTAAAACCATGACCTTGACCTATAAATGTCCCATCTGTTTCTACTCTAATATTAAACAGACTAGCTGCTTTCTTAGTAGCCGCAGAAGCTGCTGATGTAGTTGTAGTATAGACTTGTAATCCAGGCCATTTTATTTTCATATCTGCATGAATACCTAGGTTACTATTAGTCAATATAGTATTATTAGAACTTCCAGACATTCCTTCCATTCCAAGAATACCCGTTACTGCTCCAGTATGTTTATTGACAAACATTCTACACAGGTTCCAACCAACACTAAAACCACTATTATAAGAAAGTTCGTAAACTTCCCATTGATTAGCAGCGGCAACTTGACCGTTACTAATCAATGAGTTAATTTCGTCTAATGTGTAATATGTTTCTCTTTCTATAGTGACCATATTATCCTCCTCATTAAACTATTTGTTCACAGAATCTTTGTAAAGCGTTTGCTATGATTTGGTGTCCTGTAGCTGATGGGTGTAATTTATCAGTTGTTACTGCTCCATCAAATGTTGTACTATTTTTATGAAGTGTAGCACTATTTGGAGTCCATACAAATGTTGCACTGGCTTCATTAGCATTTAAAGCATTGAAATATGAAAGTGGTACAAAGTATACTCCCATTGCTTTTGCAATATATTCAAATGAAGCAGCCATTTGAGCTATTGAGAATCCAGTTGTTGCATTTGTATATGGATAAACACTAGAACCTCTTGGTAGAACAAAGTATACTAATATTGATTGTGGATAGTTTGCTTTGTGCTTACCAACCATTCTTTCAAATGCACTTAATATTGTTGAAATATCAGCAGGTTGTTCATTTGAATAAGATCCTGGTGTTACCCCACCTGCTAAGTCATTTGTACCTATACAAGTAAATACAATATCAGGTGTACCAAATGGGTGTGTATATTTACCTGATTCTTTTACTGGTTCATATGTTGGGAATGAAATGTTACGTAACAATACAGATCTTATATCAGAAGCACAAGCTGTTGATGATGTATCTGAATCAGTTCCAGATACTCTTGAACCTGACCATGCATCGTTTCTTAATAATCTCATTCTTGTTTGTTTAATTAAAGCTCCCCACCAAGTTGCATCAATACAGTTTGTAAATCCACTAGCATTCTTTGGATAAAAGCATGAGTTATTACCAGCTGCATTAAGATAAGTCATACCGTAATCATCTGCTTTTGAAACAACACCTGTATAAGTAGATATTGAGTCACCTGTAATAGAACACCATAAATCTTCTAATTTAGATATTGGTTCATCTCTTACAACTAGACATATATTTAAGTAGTTTGTATTGTCTTCTACTATAGATGCATTTGTGAAATCAACATAACCTTCACCTGCATTTGCTCCCGGTATATATTGAACACCTTTCCAAAATTGGAATCCAGAACTTCTAGTACCTGTAGCTGAACTAAATGGTATTAAATCTTGAATTGCTGTTGGATCATCACCTTTACATGTCCAATTCTTTACTGAAGATGGATCACGATAAACAAATTTTGCTGTATCTGCATAACCTTGTGCTAATGTAGTACCACTTGAGAATACTTCACTTGCTATAGGTCTATTAAAAGTAACAGCTTGTGTAATACCTTCTACACCACACCAGTTTCCTTCTTGTAAAATAACATCTTCAGGTAAATGGATAAGTTGCTTACCTATACCTCTTGTTCTCAATGTAAAGTGTTTTAATATTCTACAAGTAGCTGGATCATTAGAACTAAATACAAAGAATGATAAGTCACCAGGTTCTGCTATGATTACTTCAATAGCATATATTCTAGCTCCAGTTTGTGCTAATAATTGTTGGTCTTCATATTTAGGACCATATCCATTTATATGACCAGTATTAGTTTCACTTATTGATATATTTCTAGTTAAGGCATTTTCAATAACAGGTTGTAAATATTTAGTACCACTAACACCTCTTCTATATAAACCTATATTTAAGTCACCTCTATGTTGAGATATATCTATTGTTTTGTCTGTTTGGTTATATTTAATACCTGTCCAACTTCTATGATATCCACCACCTCTGGCTGATTTTTCATTAAAGTAAGCTAATCTTGCAGAAGTATCTAACATATTATCAGAAATTGGATATTGACCATCACAAAGGTTTGTAGCTGAAATTGCAGCTGTTGGATATGTTAAACCTGTGTTAGCAACCCCATTAGGAATTGTTGTATTACCTGTTGTAACAGCAGCTCCAGATTTATTATAAACAAACCCAGCAACTCCTGATCTACTCTCTTCATA